CGCAACGAATACATCGATGGGATTCCCTTGGTGTACTACCAAGAAGAAATATCTCAAACCTGAACCTTCGGAGAAATATCCTGAAGGAGTCAATTTTGGTGAAGAGATTTGGGAACGTGTACGTAATATTGAGAGTAAATACTCTCAAGGTAAGCGTGTATATCCTGTCTTCACGGGACATCTTAAAGATGAAGCGACACTACTTAAGAAGTGCAAAATTGGAAAGACTCGTCTTTTCACTGGTGCACCAATAGATTGGAGTTTAGTCGTAAGAAAGAATTTACTTTCTTTCGTGCGATTGCTTCAGAAAAATAAATTTGTATTTGAAGCTGGGCCGGGAACTGTGTGTCAGTCCATGGAGTGGGGTATCATTTATGAGTATCTCACATCATTTGGGGCTGATCGCATGGTTGCTGGCGATTACGGTAAATATGACAAGAGAATGTTAGCTGATTTTATATTAGCAGCGTTTGAAATCATTGTCGAAATTTATCGTACTGCTGGTTTCGATGATGAGACTTTGCTCCGAATTATGTGTATTGGTGAAGATACTGCTTTTTCGGTGTGTAATATCTCGGGAGATCTTGTGGAGTTTTTCGGAACTAATCCATCAGGTCATCCCTTGACTGTTATCATCAATTCACTTGTGAACTCACTTTATATGAGATATTGTTATTGCAAATTGAACCCTCAGAATGAAGTGCATTCCTTTAAAAAGAATGTGCATTTGTTTACTTATGGGGATGATAATACATGTGGAGTGAGTCGTCGCGCTGAATTTTTCAATCATACAGCCATTCAAGCTGAAATGGCCAAGATTGGTGTGGAATACACCATGGCTGATAAAGAATCTGAAAGTGTGCCTTTTATACACATCGATGATGTTTCATTCTTGAAACGGAAATGGGTGTGGAGTGAGGATGTTGATTCATGGATTTGTCCTTTAGAGGAAGAATCCATAATTAAATCTCTCACTGTGTGGGTTCCGTCCAAGTCCATTGACAAATATGCTCAAATGGTGGCAGTTATTTCGAGTGCCAATAATGAGTATTTTTTCCATGGAAGAGAGAAATTTGGGGAGAAACGTAAGTTTTTCCAACAAATGCTTTCACAGGAACCTTTTTGTTTTTATGTGTCTGAAACCACATTACCAACCTTTGATGAGTTGGTTGAACGTTTCAAACGGTCCTCCGAGGGCATTGAACTAATACAGTTCGATTCTGATGAGATTTAGCTGTCTCACCAGTCTTATATATAGTTACAAAACAACATAAAAAAGGAGCTGACCCGTGAAAGTCAGACTGTTGATGTGGTTACAGAAAATACCACACATCAAACAATTTTGGGAGATTCTTTGTTTGATGCATGTAAATCTCTATTATTACAATCAGCTGATATTGTTGTCAATGAAGGTCAAAACTTAACTTCTGAAGTTTTGACTTTTGTTGACAACTCATCAGGTGAAATTGACGATGCAGGATATGTTCACAATCCATTGATTAGTTCTGGTTCGACCACCAATACTGATCTAGAACATTTTCTGCGTCGTCCCACACTCATTGATTCTCGTACATGGACTACTGCCACTGCAAATGGTGTTCTTGGTTCCGTTTTGGAACCGTGGTACTTGTATTTGAACAATGCGGTGATTTTGAATAAATTGCGCAACTATGCTTTTTTACGAGCAAAATTGTGCATCAAAGTCATCATTAACGCAACACCATTTCATTATGGTTGTTTGCGTGTAGCCTATGAACCAAATGTTAATGCCGCTAATACTGGTGATAGGAAGAGTAAGATTAGGACCAATTTGGTTTCGCCTAATCCTCTAATTATTCCTTATAGTCAGTTACCAGGAGCATGGATTATGCCAGCAGATAATTCTGGTGGTGAAATTCATGTTCCATATTTTCGCCATTCGTCATGGTTGCCTTTAAATAGTGCAGCTGATGTTCAAACAATGGGAACTTTGACATATTATACGGCTTTTCCGCTGACTGTGGCATCAGCTTCAGGAAGCACTTCTGTCACCATCGATACATTTGCCTGGTTGGAGGATGTTGAACTTAGCGGTTCTACTGCCGAGCTCTCCCTCCAATCTAAAGATGAATATGATGGTCCAGTTTCTCGTGTTGCGTCTGCTATTTCAGATATATCTGGAAAAATGGTGGATATTCCTGTTATTGGGAAATTTGCCCGTGCAACACAAATTGGCACTTCTGCCATGGCTTCAATCGCTGGTATGTTTGGTTTTACCAACACGCCGGTGATTGATGATGTTCATGGTATGGTTCCACTTCCAGGAGCTCACTTGGCATCAAGTGAGATATCCACCCCTGTTCAAAAATTGGCATTAGATCCTAAACAGGAACTTTCTATAGATCCTACTTTACATGGTCTGTCCAATCAGGATGAGCTAGCCATCAATTACATCACGTCTCAGAAGAGTGCTATCGTGATGGATGGTTGGTCGACAGCAGATGCTGTTGGCACCGTCCTTTTTAATGCCCGTGTTTCCCCAATGTTGTTTGGAACTGTACCTGTTGTAGATGGGGGAGCTGTGACGCGCGCTAATCGCGTGTATCATACTCCTTTATCTTATTTGGGTGCAGCTTTCACACATTGGCGTGGTGACATTATTTTTGAATTGGAAGTCATTTGTACTAAATTTCATAAGGGACGTCTCAAAATTGCATGGGACCCCCTTGGAAGTAGTGGTATTACAGCATTGCCTGAAAATACTGTTTATACCACTATTCTGGATATTGGTGAGAACAATAAAGCTCGTTTCAGAGTGCCATACCATCAAGCTTTTGAATTTCAACGCTTGAGAGGTCCTGATTCAGTTAATTGGACAATTGGTAATGTCAATCCAACTCTTGGAAAATTTGATAATGGTCTTTTTATTGTTTCTGTGTTGACACCTTTGATGTCTCCTGTTTCTCCACAAAATATTGGTATTCTTATCAGTGTGGTGGGAGCAGAAAATTTGGAGTTTGCCAATCCTAAAGCTTTCCTTGGTACAGGTGGAGTTCCACCATCACTTTTTGATGTGCAGGCCAAAGACGAAGTCGATATGGTCGCGCAGGAAGTGGTCATGGGTGATTCTGGTAGTCGTCATGAACATCGTTATGATTTAAATTTTGGTGAACGGATCCCTTCATTGAGGTCCCTTTTGCACCGATATTCATTGTATGATGTTTCAACTATGGAAAAACAAGGTGATACTCGTGTTTCTTTGTTTACCAAATCTTTCACTAGATTACCTCCCACTTTCGGGTTTGATCCGAGTGGTAAATCTTCTGCTGTTAAATTGTTGGTGGCTGGAAATGCTAATTTTAATTTCACACCCACTCATCCAATCACTTATTTTTCAGCAATGTATGGTGGTATGCGCGGAAGCGTGAACTACTATGCCAATACTTCAGCGGACTTATATCCATATATTGGAGATGTGCGCATACAACGACTTACGAATACTACTCGAGCTAGTGACCGCATCGGGAAATATGATTCAGGATTAAATACTGGCGGTAATAAAAATGCCGCTGTTAGATATCTCAATACTCATATTCCACATTGTGCGACTGCTGGAGCAACATTTACTAATAGTCAAACTAACGCTGCCATCAATTGGAATTATCCAATGATGAGTGGCGTCAACCTCACTTATCCTGATCCAAGTTCTTCCAATAATGGAAATTCTAACGATCAGACAAATCAAGAATGCACTTTCATGGAGGTGTATATGAAACAGAATGTGGCAAATACTGTCACTGATGTTTTTACTCTTACCACTTACGCTGGTACTGGACCTGATTTCACTTGTTTGTGGTGGCTTTGCTGCCCAACAGTTGATTATTATGTCACTATTCCAACTGCTGCTTAAGCAGTCTCAATTTCAAACTTTCTTTTAAAAGAGCAGTAATTTAAGTCCTATGTAGATTTTATCGACATTGTGTGCGGATCGTTAAGTCGTGATCACATATAAAGTTGCGGATCGTTAAGTCGTGATCAACTTTTTGTAAAATGTTGACATTTGGATTAATCCTGTGGCACGGTCGCAGGTGTGCATTGTAATATGCATTTAATACGTCGAATTTCATTCCTTGGAGTGGATTTTGGACATTACCTTTTTAGGTTTGTTTGAGATCCCTTCTGGGGTCTGAGTTTGCCCTAAGAATCGTGATGTTTTCAATCCACTGCCGTACAAATCGTGC